CCCACATGGCCGCTATCACGGTGACCAATTCGTTTGGTTCGGAAACTACCGCAAAAGGCGCTGTTATCACTATTCAGAGCGCCACCTCAAGCCCCTATGTATGCGCTAAAGGCATTTTGAAAGCCGCAGTGGATACCGGGATAGGCGAGAACGCCAAAGGTGGCCAGGGAGTGTTGGTTATCAAAAATGCCATGCTCTACAAAAACAGCCTTTACAACTATAACGCCGATGTTCTCACGGACCTTACAGGTGCCGTAGAGGACGGGCCATATCTGGTCCTATAAGAAAGGAAAGGAGGTGACTGAATTATGCCTATTAGTATTAGTGATATACCGGATCTGCGATTAACTGTGCTGAATAAGCTCATTACCAAGTTTTTGGTTCCGCCAAACTTGATTTTGCAGAAGATGTTTAAGTCCGTGAATTATGAATCGGACAACATTGAGTGGAACAAGCAGGTTGGCAGCAGAGGGTTAACCCCGTTTGCGGCTGAGGATGCCGAGGCCCCGGATGCGACCGTACCCGGAAGCTCGAAAAGTTCTGCTCAGGCGGCTTTTTGGAAGGAAAGAACCTTTTTCGGAAGTTCTTTTTTAAACAATATTAAGCAGCTTGGGACCGACCGAAAGTATCAACAGGCGTCCAGGACTCTTGCCAATCAGGTACGGAACTTGAGTAACAGGTCGTATCGTAGGTTAGAGTGGATGATTGCCCAGATGCTTTGTAACGACGGGTTTACCTATAAGGACTATACCGGAGCGTATATTACCCTGGATTACGATATCCCGGATGATAACAAGGAGACCCTGACCGCTGATTATAAGTGGAGTACAGGGACTAAGCGGAATATTGCCAAAGACATCTTTGACGCGAAACTTGCCGTAAGCAATGCGAATGCTGGTGTGTTGAACCATGCCATATTCACCACGGAAGTTTTGGAGTATATGATCTTCGACGATACCATCCAGACGTTACTCCAGAAGTCATCTTATGGTGATGGGGACCTGTTTAAGAATCCAACCAATGTGATCGGTAGCCTGGTTGGTATCCCCAATATGCACCTGTACGATGAAGCGTATCAAATCAGGTCTTTTCTGACGTCTGCTTTGGCCGCAGGATCGTCCCCAACTGTCTATGTTGACAACACCACGGATTTTGAGGTGGGTGGGACCCTGACATGCCTTGATGTATCGGCCAATACAACCGAGACTTTAACCATCGCTTCCATTGACACAAACGCCAGTACGATAACTTGTACCGGAACCCTTTCCTCGTCATACAAAGCCACTGAGGATCTGGTTTACATGACCAAGAAGTTCGTCCCGACAGACAAGTTTGTCCTTTGGGCCGACACTGTTGATGGCGAACCGATTGCCGAGGTTATGAAATCCCCCCATGAACTTTCCAGGAAATGGGGACAGCAGGTGGATCGTTGGACGGTGGAAGATCCCGATGGAGTCTTTGTCCGAGTCGAAGACAAGGGATTGCCTGTCCTGTATCATGAGGACGCCGTTTACCAACTCGATGTAGCATAAAGGGGGTGATGGTATGAAACAGAAGCAAGGTCCATACCCCAGCCCTTCAGCAATGGCGCAGTGGGCGGCGAATGAGGCGTCGCCCATGATGGCCTTAATATCTGGTGAGCTTACTACCAATGTTTCAGGTGCCCCTTTGGGTGCGGCTAATTATGGTGGGAAGATCCAAGACGTTTGGCTATCTGTTGAGGGAAGTGGCAAGGATGATAGCAGTACGCTGTCTTTGACTGTTGATGTGAAAATCAATGGGACCACTTGTCTGACCACTGCCCCGGTAATTGCTCATGTGAGCGGGGAAGCGTCAACAAACAAAACAACAAAAGTGAGTGGTGATACTGGAGTTACTCAGGCCACTATGAGTTCGGCCAATAGCGTGTCGCCAGGTGACATGATAACCTATGACATGACCTTAACCCGAACGGCAAGTCCGACAACCGAAATGCGGAATTTTGTTATTGCAGCAGACTTTGAACCCACGTAACGGAGGGTAATCGACATGAGAGTCGAAGTCTTAAAAAACTTGAAAGGTGAAACCACTTGGAAGAAGGGGACGGTATTTGATGATACCGTATCCCCTATTCCAAGGGACATTATGGGTGAAGTGGCCCAGGGAGCGAGTAGCGTGAGGGTGCTTTCTGGGCCGAAAGAAATAGAGGTAACGGATTTAACGCCCAATGTAGACGAAAACTTTCAAGCCCATGTCCCTACCTTAGTCCCTGGAATGCAAAGGATAAGTGATGAGATAACCGCCATGGCCGAGACCCCTGTTGTGGCAGAAACCGATAACGCGAGCTTTATAACCCAAGAGAAACCTATCGAACACCTTCCAGAGTTGGAGGGCCTAATCCATGCAAAAGGCACAATTGCTGCTGTTGCCAATTTACTTAATACTTCGTATCCGTCCATAACCCGATGGCGGAAAGGGTCAAACCCGAAACCCGCTATGTTGAAGAAAATTAAAAGAGAGTACGCAAAATTGAGGTCCAAAGATGACCAAAGCGGAACTGACGACGCTGCTCGGGCAGGAATTGAAGGATCTGTCTTCCAGCCTGGATGATAACGATTTTTCAAATGCTATATCCCAAGCCGAACGAGATACAGGATGGTCGATGCCTCAGACCACCGATTTCAAGATTACATGGTTGAAGCAGCGTAGCAAGCGACACCTGTTTTTTTATCTATGTAGCGAATCTGCGTCTAAGTTTAGATATAAAAATATCTATTTACAGCACCGGTTCGACCATTACATGAAGCTGGTCGATCAGATGGACAAAGACTTTGCCCAAGCAATCAAGGATGACCCCTACGAATTTGCAGGTGTCAGTGCTTTTGAGATTGCAGGCACTAAGATCGATTCCGGATTTGCATATCAGGGCCAGACGGGGAAAGATTACACATACGATGAGGACAATGAGGTCTTAATACACCCTAACGAGAATTCATAACAAAGAGTGAAGAATGGGGATAGGCGACGACATAAAAGATGTTCTATCAGAAACAGCCTCGTCTTATTTAATTATTCGGGATGCAGGGAATATATCGGGTGAATATGGGGACTTATCATTTAGCTCTCAAGTAACCAAACCAATAACCATAGAGTCGTTTCGTCGGGCTGTTATGGCCTATGATTCTCAAGCGGTTGTGGGTGATGTACTTGAATTTGAATCGGAAGACCAGCGATATTTATTGATGAATAAGGCGTATGAACAGTTTGAAAACAGTAAAATTGCGATAGAGGGTGTTCTTTATAAATGCAACGTATCCAGTGGCGAATTGCTCAGGCCCAGTGGGGAAGTATGGCCGACCGATACTTACCATAAGGAAACCCAGTGGGAAACGGTAAAAACGAACTGTGATGCCATGCAGGTGGCGGCATTGTACGGGAATAGTTTAGAGGAAGAAGAAGAATTGGCATTGTTAGGTATGCGGAAAGACGAACTCTATATCCCTCATTCTATTGGGATACAAGCATTGTACCGATTCCAACCGGTTTCTGGCGAATATTATCAGGTGTCCACGGTAGAAAGCCGGAGGTTTCCTGGTGTGGATGTGGCGGTTTTAACGGAAGATCATAGATAACAATCACCGGAGGGTGAAAAAATGAAGAAGGTTTTATTTGTAGGGGAACACCCTGCCAGCTTAGTCGGAAACGGTAATATGCTGGCTGCCGTTCTTTCTCAAGTGAATAGGGAAAAATACCAGATAGCCTGTTTCTGCTCCCATAATGTGGACCCAACGAGTACGGTTTTTAACCCGATGCCCTTTTCGATTATCAATGCCACAGCCCCGAATGATTTTTGGGGTAATGAACGGCTACTAATCATTGTTCAGCGCACAGATTTAGATATCCTCTGTTTTGTAGGAATTGATATCTGGCGATATGCCGCAGTTTGGGATCGTTTAATACGGATCAGGAACCATAAGCGATTCAAGATTGTGTTCATTTTTCCGTATGATGTCCAGGATGTTCGTTTAGATTGGGTCAAGTGGATGACAGATTGTGATGTGCCATGTGTTTATTCAGAGTATGGGTTGCGAATACTCGAGAATCATGTACCGCATTTGAGGCACTTCAGGCCGCCGTTGTTCAACAAAGATCTATTTAAACCCGCGGATCGACCGGCAAAGCGAAAACTGGTATTCCCATCCGTATCAAAGGAAAAGGTAATATTCGGTTTTGTGGGAAACAACCAAATCAGAAAGTCACCTGAACGGTTATTGAAGGCGTTTTTCGATGCCAAACAAGAGAACAAGAACATTGTGTTGTATCTGCATACCGAATTGGATGGGATATACAACCTTAGACAGATTGCAAAGGACTATGGGGCGGTTTCTGGGGATATGGTGCAAAAAAACCAAGGGGTCAAATATTCCGCCGAACAAATGGTAGATGTCTATAACGCTATGGATTGTCTTATAAATTGTACGATTCAAGAGGGATTATCGTGGACCCCATTAGAGGCCATGGCTTGTGGTACGCCGGTTATTGCGTCGGATACTACCTCCCAGACCGAATTAGTGATGGGGGCGGCTGAAATGGTGCCATGCAATGATTTGGCTTTTGTACCGGTCATAACTTCCGGCGGTAAATCAGAAGTGGAATCAAGGGCGTGTAGAGTCAAGGATATTAAGGATGCGATTTTAAAAGTGGCACATCATCCGGATCTTCGCAAGGAAATGAGTGAAAAAGGTTTAAAACGAGCAAAAGAATGGTTGGACGGAGTGGACGACATAAACGAGGTTTTTGATGCGACTGAAGCAATAAAGCCAAAACCAAAGATCCAGAAGGTCCTTTTTGCACAACATTCATCTGCCGGGGATATCCTGATGACCACTCAGTGTTTCAAGGGGATCAAAGAGCGACACCCGAGTATGCCGTTAGTGTATATGACGCAAGAGATCTACCAGGATATTGTGAAAGGGAACCCTTACATAGACGAGATCGTCGATTGGGATGAACGGCTGTTGAGCAGATACCAAGTGGTTTATAACCCTCATGGGGATCATATCCTTACGGGTGGGTTTAATAATTTAGATGTAACGCTTTACTCGATGTATCCGTATTTTTGCAAGGTGGATGCTGATGATCTGGCGATTGTTTGCAAGCCTCCTTCTGTTGAAATCATGGAAAAAATGCCTACCGGAGATAAAATCGGGAACGGCTACATCGTCGTCCATACCACAGGCGGCAGTAAGAAATACCGTTCGTATCCTCACATGGACGTGGCCTTGAAAGGGATCGGTTTACCCATTGTTCAAATTGGTGGTGCAACCGATATCCGGTGTAAGTCTGATTTAGATCTGTGTGGAAAGTTGACTTGGCGGGAAAGTGCATGGGTGATGGCGCATGCCAAAGCGGCCGTTGTGATTGATAGCTTTTTATCTCACCTGGCTGGGGCGGTTGGAACGGATGCCGTGGTCTTGTACGGGCCGGCGCCCCCACGTGTGGTTCAACCGAAAGTCCAAGGATGCAGAATTATCAATCTCAAACCGGACATGCTGAAGGTCTGTAAGAATATGACACACTGTTGGGGGGAGCATGGGTGCGATTCGCCCTGTATCAACACAATATCGCCCATGACCGTGAAAAAGGCGTTGAAGGAGTTGCTGGTATGAGTACCGAGCGAATATTTATTTCTATTGACGACGAGGATATCCAGAACAAGGTAAAAGTTTTGTTGATTGAAGCAATCGTTCGCGATGATATCTTGGATTACGGGTACGAAAATTTTATCTGTGATGCTTGGGATGAAAAAGAAGGCAAAATGGGAAAGGCGCTAACAGGTGAACGAGTTCTTACAATTCGGACAATGGCAAAGGAGAAGGAATGATCATCGGAATGAAATGCCTAAATGAGGCAACGACAGCCAGACCCGTCATCGGTGATATCCACGACGAACCGTGGGTTGAGAGGATTATTGTCATTGATGGGTGGTCTTCCGATGACACGGTTATTGAGTTGAAGCAGTTCCCGAAGGTCGAGGTTTATCCTCACAAATGGGAAAAATGGTTTCATGCCCAGGAAGTCATTCAGTCAAACATCCTACTTCAGTATATCCCTATAGGCGAGACTTTCTTTATCCTGGACTTTGATGAACGGTGTTCCGATGAACTTAGGGACATCTTGGCCGGGATCGACAAGGACGGTATGCCAGATGATGTGGACTGTGTGCATGTATCCCGAAGATCCTATGAGTTGATGCGGTTTGATGATTCGCCGTTTGCGATTCCGGATGAGGAAACCGGGTTTTGGTTAACCTCTCATCAGATTGGACAGTACCCGGATTTTCAGTTGCGGATTATCCGGCGCAAATTGGGAATGCACTGGATCAATTCGCCGCATCATATCATGTACGGTATGCAGGAGGGATTGTTTACCAACAAGAATATTGAAGCCGACCTGATTCATTACCATGGCAAAGAGGACGCACGGGACCGGGACAGCATTGAACGACAATGGGTCCGAAACCAAGCAAGGCGAA